CATCTGCATCTTCACCATTGATGGCTTGATCGATGATCTTGGCTAACTGACGACCATAGCGAATCATCTTGACAGTGCCATTGTTTTCTGGATTGGTTGGATCATCTACAACATAAGCGTTTACCAGCCACTTTTCTCCACGAGTCACAGTCTCAGCCTTCTTCTTGTCTTCATCACTACCCAAACGCAAAATCTTGTAGCGTTCTTCAGAAATTGGATCACGATCGCCAAAAGTCTGCAACGACACCGCTTGTACATACTGACCAGTAGCAAAGCTCGTCCACCCTTGCATGAAGTAATGGAAGAACGTCTTCTCTGGATTGTTGACGTTGGGCAACAAACGTACTGTATACGTTTTGCCAATCTCTAGCTTCATGATGTCGCGATAGCTTGTATTGCTTTGCGATTCGTCCTTGGCGAGAGCACTCTTGATGGATTGAAACATTGATGATGTAAACATACACTATGATTGTAGACTATTGGGTTTGTGAAACAACTGCATTTTGAATTTTCTTTAGACCTTCACGCACCAACATCTTGCACGATCTTGATGCAAAGTAACGAGTTTTGTAAATGTTTAGATTGGTATAGAAATTTTCACCAAACATGAACCTCATCACATCTGCTTCGATTTTTTTGAGATGAGCAATGGTGTTGGGTAGTTCTAGCATGACGTATGTGCTGATCTTGCGTTCTTTGAGATGCACCAAGAAAGTTGGCATGCTGTTGGTTTGATGTGTAGCATATGCTTCTGGTGTGATTTGATGTGTGACACAAAATTCTTTCAAGAATTTCAAAGAATTCATAACACGTTGCATGACCACGCCTGAGTCAGGGTCAGCATCAACTTCTTGCTGAATATACAGCGTATACGTCTTGAGCGCGCGAGGAGATGTGAAGAACTTCAAATCGAAGCGTTCACCTGCCCCATACACAACATATGGTGCTCTGAAGAAGTCCTGTAAGGACATGTTGGTAAACTTGTTCAACACGCGGGCAACTCGCTTTACATAGAGTTCTATGCTAGGGTCGACGTCGTCAAAGTTTTTACGCAGTCGGTATGGTTGTCCTGCAGCGGTACGAGAAGATCTCAAATACTCGTTGTAGATGCGCTTTTCAAAATTATTCAACATTACACGCTAGTGTAGCGCGACCTTCACGTGAATTCAAGAATTTTGAGATGTACTTGCTTTTGCTCAGCGTTGGATCGTATTCAATGAACAATTTGAACAATTCGAAGTCTGTATCAATGCTCACCAGTTGTTTGAGGATCTGTTTGTACTTTACGTTTTTGAGCACCAACAGGAAGACATTGGGTAAATTCAATCTTTTTCCAGACAACATGCAGAGCAGGCTGCAGAAACTCAAAAAGTTGTGTTCGGTTTCACGTTTTTCAATTAGGGCGTTGCTTAGCATACTTGTTGGAGAGTTTTACAAAAATTAAGAAATTTATCAGTCAGTTCACCACCTGCAAAAAAATCACTTCCTCCACCATCACACAGACGTTCTGCGAGTTTGGGCAGTGGAATTGGACAATTTGTGGATTTTCTGAAGAAAACTGATTTGGTCTTGAGATTCACCATGGCTACTATATCTGCTTGATGTTTCTGCATGATGTAGTGGGAGATCTCATCTAGCGAGCTATCTGCAAAGGTGCTAAAGATTTTGTAAGTTTTGTGTTGAAACGGTAACCTTCCTTCAAAAATATCCAATTCGTTGATGAGTTGACGATAACGCTTGAAATACACTGTGATGATGTTTTTGTGCAGTGGGGTGAAGCTTTGAAAGCCAGTGTCAAAGTCTTGCACAAACCTCTGCATCTTGTCACCAGAAATGCCCCAGTATAGGGCATTCAGCAGTTTGGATGCTGGCATCTTGTTGACACCAGAAATGTAATCATCCACAAGCGCAATCAGCTTGATCTGTGCTGGTGTGAGCTTTTTGATCAATTCACTGCGGAATATTCTAAACAACAATCGAGTTGTAGATGTTGCAGCAACAACAGCGGTTCGGGCTGCTGTATACATGTCTTTGCGTTCAATGTGAGTTGCGTGGTTGTCCACAATGACGCAATTGGAAAGATCTGCAACATCGATGCTCTTGGTGAGATCTAGATTGACGATGAATATCTTAGAGTAGGTGTTGATGCCTGAGTTGATCTGCCAGTGTAGGAAGTCATCACGGAAGCGTTTGGGTGTGGTGTAATGTACTTCGATATCCTTGCCGCGTAGCCATCGGAGGACCAGGTAAGATCCTATACCATCAAGTCCAAAATTGGTCCACACTACTTCTTTGCTCACACGTATATATACGTGCGTATTAGCAAAGTTCAACTAATTAGCAAACTCCGCAAGTGTATCTCTAGCACTTTCGGATGCATCGGTCAATGAATTCAATTCATCATCTTCTACAATGGATAACGTGGTGTAGTCGATAGAGAATGCTGATGTACCAAAATTTGCACCAAACCTATTTTTCATCATGCCCATGCGAAGTATTCCATTCTCAGCATCATCTTCCATCTGATACACGCTACAAATGAAGTCTGCTGTTGCTGCTAGACCAATAGATTCTGAAATGCCTGTCAATCCTGGATCTGCAGTATCGTAGCTCTGTCTGCCGAGCTGGGTAGCTGAGATTACTGGACAATTGAAATTGTACGTCATTGCGCGCACTTGCTCACAAATATGCTTGATGCGCTCGTATGAGTTGTTGCCTTGTGTAGTGTGCAGCAGATTGAGATAATCCAATACGATTGCATCTGGAAAGATACCCTTGTTGCGTAACGTTTTTACAAATGCAGACAATTGATTTGCAGTAATAGTACTTGGCGGAAACTCTTTGACAATGATGCGTCCTTTTGGATTACTCTGATGTATGTCTTCTAGAGCAGACTTCATGGTGATCACTTCTGATCTCAAGTGCTTGATGGGTATCTTGGTGAGATACGAGCTCAATCTCTTTGCATACATCATCTCAGACATTTCAAGTGATACTAGCAAAACTGTCTTACCTTGTTGTGCGATGTTGGCTGCAATGTTGCCTAACACAATACTCTTGCCGACATTGGTCTGTCCAGCAAATACATACAATGCTCTACCATTCTTTAAGAACCCTCCACCTAGCTGATCATCTAACCACTTCCATCTAGATGGGAGCATGGGCTCATCTCTGTTGATATCATCTACCAATCTGTCAATGTTGTTGTATAGATCCAATCCAAAGTTGGTGGTCAAGTTGATGTTGCATGTACGTTCAAATTGATCCAACACCCATGATGTATCTGCTTTGCCTTGTTGTAGCTTATCAGCAACATCAAGCATGGTCTTGTATACAGCGCGCTCTTTGAGATATCGTTCAGCATTCTTCATCAACTCATCACGATTGAAAGTCTTGTCCATGTTCTGAATCATGGTCAAGATCTTACGGAACGACTCCTTGAGTTCAGGTGTCGTTAGGTAGTTTTTTACCTCGGTAATGTTGGGTATGGTGTCGCGCTTGATGAAGTAGTCTTTGAGAATAACAAAGATATCTTTGATTGCACCATCTTTGAAGTAGTCAGGATCAGTGACGTCGACGACTGACGAAAAGAACTCTTCATCAGTCAACATTTTGAGAGCAAAGATCTTCTCAAAATGATCCAAGTCAATTTTATCCATGATGTTATTATGCACCTACACCGTATTCCTTCAAGAACTGATCATTGCTCTTGCTCCAAATTGTGTCATTTACCGACATCAATCCTGGTGATGAATGAATCACGTTGATGGGAGCAACGCCAATCTTTAATCGTTGTCGATTGGCGTCAATGCAGCTAGCAAGATCATAATGGTGGAAGGTATAATTCTCGTTGAACTTCCAATTGGTTTTTGCGACAGTTGGAACATGAACTGCGATGAACAATCCATCAATCAATGCTACTCTTGATGGTGATGGTCCAAATGATGATACTTGAATCTGTCCAGGTTGACCTGCAGGGTGTGCTGCATACCCAAACAACTTCTCTCTTGGCGCCATCACATGCCATAAGTTGTGAGACTTGATCACAGGATCCTTGCACCCTGCAAGACCAATGATGTTGAACCCATGTTGTTGATGTGCTTCTTCAAGCTTGGTGAACACATGTGCATCATCAATGTACACATCGTCGTGTACAAACACCAGCCATCTTGCGTTTTGTTTTTTCCACACTTCAAGTGCTTCATTGTATACAGCTGGCAACCCACGAGTGTTGTTGGTTACTAGATCATACTCTCCTCCAAATAGTCTCTCTCTAACGCTACGCACAAGAGGTAGCTTTGCGATAGCTTCTGCAGTGCTTGCTCTAGTTGCTGAAATTATTCTGTCGATCATAATGTAAAAAATGGTGATGTTGATGTAAACTCTCCTGCTAGTTCAAATCCTTTGGTGATGTTGTATACTTTGCCTTCTGGTACTTCCATCCATCCTTTGGATTCAATGCTGCAGAAGTCACCAGTCTCTTCATTCACAAACAACGTACTACCTTGACGAGCAATGAATGTATTGCCTGTCTTTTCGTTGAAGATCCACAACGCAAATGTTCCTTCCAACATGCTCAATGCTTCA